ATCTAAAGAATCTTCTGCATTTTTAGTAACATATTCTTTAAGATTGTCTGCTGTTTGACAGAGCTCTCTTCGAACCCTAAATTTAATTAATTCCTTGCAAGCCGTCATAGTAGCTTCTTCTGTGATCTGAGAAAAGGTCAAATTGTCTATATAGTCAAAAATATTAATTTCATCTTTAAAAGATATTCCTAAATTCTTTATCTTTTCTGCTAATAAGACTTTATCTACGTTTTCGCCTTTATATTTAATATTCTTAAATACTGAATAAATCGTAGAGTGGACATCGTTAAAGAAGTCGTTTTCTGATAAGAATACATCAATATCAGCGAATAGATCTTGATATTTTAATAAACCGCTAAGGACATGTCGTTCAACTTGTAAGGAGTAAATCATTCAATATACATGATACCAAACTAAAAATTAAAAGTCAAGTTTTAACTATCCTCGTCGTTATCTTCTTTATCTTCTTTTTCGTTATTTCTATTAATTAAATCTGTGGTTGCTTCAAAGTTTAACTGATCTACACTTTGACCCCATGTATTTAAATAATATAAAAGAGCCATAGCATTTATTTGATTATCGAATTTTGTATATACTTGTGGTTCACCTTTTGCAGAGAAATTGAATAAGATATATCCACCGTAACTGCACTCATCAATCTGTTTTAATAAAGATTCTGGGAAATTAAATTTCTTCTTATTAGTCACTATAAAGTTTTACACTTAAACAATAAGCACTCCACACTTTTCTTCTATATATTGTGGTGATATTTTTTGAAGGTCATCTTCATAAAGCTCTAAGAATTTAAATTGATTTGAATCGATCCATTTTTCTTTTTTTACATCCCTTTTAATACTTTCAAGGTATTTTAACCTTGAATTATCATGAAAGAATTTATTAAATGATTCATGTTGTGCTCCTTGTATCTCCACGGCTATCTTTTTTGTAGCATTTAATAAATCTATTTTAAGCATACTTCCATAGACTGGGAATTCTTCGTAAACTATATGATTTTTCCAATAAGGATAAAAGAATGATTTAAAGTTATATTGAAGCTTACTCCTACTTTTTGCTTCCCAATTAATCAAGTACCTTCTAACGTTCTTGTTAACGAGTTTTCCGTTAACATTTAAAAGCCTCATAGAGCTAGAGTATTAATGAATTTACTATAAAAGAAATCTACCAAAGGTTTATTTTCTTCCAAATAAGATCTAAGATTATCTATCCCTTGGTGTTGCTTTTTTAAGTCTAGATTTACTTTTTTAAGTTCTTCTATCGTTTGATCTGAAAAAGTAACCCATGCACCTTTAGCAACCGCAAATTCCCAAGAAAGAATTTGATCGATGATTTCATATTCTCTCCACACTGAAGATCCATCTTTTCTACCATATTTGATAGGGTATTGAACTTTTGAATTAGTAGTCTCATTAGTTGACTTTTTAATAATGATTTTAACATTATGCCCAATGATCTTATTCTTGACTTGATCGTATCTTTCGTTTGGTTTTTCGAGGATAAGGTCTTTGCCAAACTTTGGTTCAAATTCAAGAATCCAATTTGCAAAATGTAGTAATGCGTTTCCACCAGTTGCGGTAGTCTGTCTAATATCTTTATTTGCAGCATATGGATCGAGTTTAATGTCTGAACGAACTTGGCTAATAAATATAGCCATGTGTCCACGCTTAGAAAGAGCTAATGATATTCTTTTCATAAGCATTGAAGATATTACTGCTCCTCCTGCAACTTTTGTGGCTTCTGTCATATTTTTAAGACTATCACCTTTTGTCATCAAACCGTCAACAGAATCTAGGACGAACATATATCTTTTGCCTTCATCATTATTTTGAATTAGGTCTTTCATAAGCTCAGAAACTGTTTCAAAAATATTGCATTCAAAAACGAAACATGTTCCATCTTCCCATTCTTCCGCAGAGGTTACGAACTTTATTCCAGATCTTTCTTTGATTTCTTTACTTAATCTTCCTTCCGCTTTAAATAAAAGAGCTTTGGAATCTTTTACCGTCTTAAGGAAATTCTTCATGACCTCTAACGCCTCTGAAGTTTTTCCGCCTTCATTCATTCCAATAAATCTATGTAATCCTGGACATAGTCCTCCGCTTGTTGCAATATCTAGATTTAAGCTTCCAGTAGATACCTTATAATAAACTTCTTCTTCGTAATTATAATGATCATCTTTATTTTCTTTTAAAAATGAAGACAGTCTACTCTTTGCGCTTGGCCCAGTATCTTGTACTGGCTCTTGTTCTTTAGGTTTTCTTCCCATAGTTTATAAAGTCTAACAGACTTTTAGGTTTTTTGCAAACTTTTTTATCTTCACCAACTTTTATTTCTTCTATTTCAAATTTAATTGGTTTATCTAGCTCTAGATTATCTTTCATTTTTTCCATAGCTATAAACTTCTTGCCATCCTCTGTCAAAAAAAAAGCTAAACTAGGTAAGTTGGCAGGCTTGAGGCCATTCCAAAATGAATAACCTTTATAGGTTTTGATTAATTTTTGAGCTATTTTAATTTCTCTTGGCCAATCTATTTTTTGATTAATGTATTTTTTAATTATAAATTGACAGAGTTTATGGCTTGTAATTTTCAATGTCCCATAATACCATCTTTTCTATTAATTTGTCAAATGAAATTTTTGGCTTCCAACCTAGTTCTTCTCTGGCTTTATTAGAGTTGCCTAGTAATAATTCTACTTCTGCAGGCCTATAGAATTTAGGATTAACTTGTACTAATATCTTATTTTCATTTGATATGTACATAGCATGTTCATTTTCACCTAACCAATTACCATGAACCCCAGCTACAGCAAAAGCTTTTTCCACAAACTCCTTAATAGTATGAGTTTCATCGGACGAAAAGACGTAGTCTTGAGCTATTCCATCATAGTTATGATTATAGCTATCTTGGTTCAACATCATCCATACGCCTTCGATAAAATCTTCAGCATCGCTCCAATCTCTTTTAGCGTCCATATTGCCTAGCTCAAGAGGTTTAAATTCTTGATTGTTTTTTAAAGCATTAAAAATCCTTGCTATGTTTTTAGTTATTTTTCTTGTTACAAATTCTTCGCCCCTACGAGTTCCTTCGTGATTAAATAACCACCCTTGAATAGCATAAAGATTATAAGAGTCTCTATATACTTTAATTAATTGTCTAGAGGCGGCTTTGCTTGCTCCATATGGACTTCTTGGTCTTAATGGGTGCTTTTCATCTTGTGGGCTATATAATACGTTTCCAAACTCTTCACTAGAGCCAGCTTGATATAATCTACAAGATGGTTTGTAAAGTCTAATAGCTTCGAGTATGTCTAGAACACTGGTTGAATTTGTTGCCCAAGTTTGTTTCGCAAAATCCCAGCTACTAGCAACAAAACTTTGAGCTGCGAAATTTATAAAATAATCTGGTTGGAGTTTTTCAACTGTTCGAGCTATAGCATGAGAATCAGTAAGATCAAAATTAATCAAATGAAATCTGTCCGATTGAATATGTTTAACATTTTCGTGATTGTATACACTGAGTCTTCTAACTCCTCCGAAAATTAGTAAATCTGTATTTTTTAAAAGAAAGTCTACCATGTGGCTTCCATCTTGCCCAGTTACTCCAGTTACAACTACAGTTTTTCTTCCTTTTATAATTTTACTAGCATCTTCAATATTCAAAATATTAGCTGTATCTATTTTCTTGCCGTAATAAGTTTCTTGAAAGTTACTGCTCATATTAGAGTAGATCTTTTATTTTTTCTTCCCAGTTACTGTTTGGCTCCAAATCTAGATGTAGCATTTGGGACCCAGATAAATTTTTAAGCCAGGAGTCTTCTCCCCACACTTTTCTATCATTAAAATATTGTCCTCTGCCTATCATTATATTTTTTCCTCCAAAATAACTAGCGAGGATGGCATTTCCTCCAGCAGAAGATATATGTAAATCACTTTGAGCATGCATCAAGCATTGAGCCAAATTAAAATTTATTCTTAAATCATGCATTAAATCTTGAATAAGAACAGATTCAGAACAATTATTTCGTACAATTTCAAAATCATTGCTTTTTTCCATAACGCTTCCATCGTTACAAAATCCGTTTTCGTTTCCTAATGCTCTAATGTAACCTATTGCGTATTTGTTATCAAGAATTTGCAATAATTTTTCTAATTCATTGCTGTGAAAGCAGTTTATTGGTCTGCCTGACCATTCATCTGTTAATTTATTATTTATAATTAATAGAGGTTTGGTAAAATTAAATTTAATTTTGTCTTTATAAAAGTCTTTTAATGGTGGCGGTGTCCAATACGGACTTATAGATTTGTACTCTTTTTCGTAAATAGGATTTCCTAAATAAGGTGGCGATCCACCTAAAGTACCTACTTCGCATCCAGAAGAGATTAAGTATTTATCCTTTGGCAAGAAAAATAGATACGGCTCAGAGCCTTCAAAAGAAACTAAATACTCCAAATGTTTTTTTAAGAACAGTCCGTAAATTACTGGCAAGGCTTCTCCCACGAACCAAGAAAATTCTGAATGTCCAATCCAGTGATATTTTTCTGGACTAACTTCTAAATATCTAAGTATATGTCCTGTGTCTGGTTGAAATATTTCTTTACCAGTTAAGTAACTAAAATCCGAATCATCCGTTCCTCTTGCGGCTACAAAACCAGCAACGCTTGCTAATTTTTCCGCTTCATCTGAAGAAGTGCATTTAACTTTATCTTTAAGCTCTGCCAAAGAATGAATCATTTTAGTATTGATTAATTGTTGAAACTATTTTATCTCTATCCTCTTTACTTAACCACCATCCAACTGGTATATTCATTAACCTTGATTCAAAATAGTCCATCCCTGGTAATTCAATTTTGAAGTCTTTGAACACGCTATATTGATCATTTCTTATATGAACATAATCTGATCCTATTCCATTTTCAGATAAATATTTTTGAAAATGAGTTCTGTCTTCAACGAGAAGAGAGTACATCCAATATGCTGATTGAGAATATTCATTTTGAGGGATTTTTTGTACTTTTGGATTATTTATATTTTGATTATAGTAGATACCATTTTCTATATGCTTGTTAATCAATTCATCAATATATTTTAATTGTTCTAAGCCAATTGCTGCATTTAAATTATTCATGTGATACTTGAATCCACTTTCTGGAATATCTTGTGTCCATCTTTGCATGCCTTTAATGCCTCTATCTAGGCCAAACCATCTTAATTTTCTAATCCTAATTGCATCATCTTTTGATTTACATGCAATTGCTCCGCCATCTGCTGTAGTTAAATGCTTGATGGCTTGAAAAGAAAAGCAAACGAAATCGCTATGATTGCCGATTCTTTTACCCTTGTATTCTGCTCTTAAAGCGTGTGCACCATCTTCTACTACTTTTATTGAATGTTTTTTCGCAATTTCATGTATCTCATCTAATTCTACTGGAAGCCCAGCCCAATGCACAACTACAATTGCTTTTGTTTTTGAGGTAATTTTTCTTTCAATATCTTTTACATCAATATTCCCATTTTCTTTGTTAACGTCTGCGAAAACTAGCCTTGCGCCTAAATTAAAAAATGGTTCATTTGTAGCCATGCAAGTCATAGCAGTTGTGATTACTTCGTCTCCAGGTTTTATGCCTATAATATGCGCAGCCAAAGCTATAGCTGATGTACAGCTATTAACAAGACACATATTTTCATTTCCAATGAATTTGCCAAATTCCAATTCAAATCTGTCTGAATATTCTCCTTCTGTTAAGAAGCCTGAGTCAAAAACTTGCTCTAGTACTTGACCAATGTTTTTAGGTTTATGTAGTTTAAATAATGGTATCATTTGCTTATATTACAGAAGTTCTGTATTTTAAATGTCTTATTGTCATATTCAATATGATGGTCCATTTCAAAGTAAAAATCTAATAATTTTAATTTTAAATTATTGTCCTTGCAGTAATTTTCTAAATATTCAATTGGAAGCTCAACAACATGATAATACAATCCGTTTGGGTCTTTAGAATATAAATTATAACTATCCCCTTTAAATATAGAAAAACCAAATTCTCCACCATTCTCAAATAATGGTTTGCATTTATTTAGTAATTCAAGCGTATCTTCCCAAACTAAATGAGTTAATACGCTTCCAGCAACCATACAATCAACTTTATCTATAATATAATCTAAATTAGAAATATGCCCAATGTATTTTTGCGTATCAAAATCTTTATTTTCAACACTATGCATAACATCTAAACCGTAATACTTAGATTCTGGATATCTATTATTAAGAGATATGGCCAAAGTTCCAGGATTTCCACATCCATTATCAATTAATTTTACATCATTCTTTAATTTGTCTTTTACAGAATACAGTATCATACTTTCCCATCTATGTCTATCTGCATGTGAATATGGTGGTGCGCTATTCTTTTCTGTATGAGGACTTGAATTATTAATAAATTCTTCGAGAGGAAGATCCATCATGATGATAATTTTATATAATCAAACATTTTCTTAATTCCATCTTCAAGTTTAATTTTAGGTTTAAATTTTGTAATTTTAATTGTTTTAGATATGTCTGGGCATCTTCTGAGAGGTTCATCTGATGGGTAAGCGTTTGGATATGGAATTAATTGAGAGCAATCGTTGCTTCCCAAAGACTTATAAAATAGTTTAGCTAATTTAATCATTGAAATTTCTGGATTTGGATTGCCTATATTATAACATTCTCCGTTTTTTCCATTTAATAAAATCTTTAAAAACATTACCATAGAATCTGCTATATAGCAAAATGTTCTTGTTTGTTTTCCATCTCCATAGATTTTAATAGGTTCATTTTTTATGAAACTTTTAACAAAATTAGGAAGAACTCTTTTATCGTTTACGTCCATAAATGGTCCATATATATTAAATGGTCTTACTGTTTTAATTGGAGTTTTAAACTTATTAAAATAAACATACCCTAACGTTTCTAAAACTTGCTTGCCTATATCATAACAGCTTCTATTACTTGTGGTTGGTATAGAGCCTATATATGTCTCTTTTGTAGGTATAGCATCTTTCCTTGGTGTTCCATAAACTTCGCTAGAAGAAAATAGCATGATGCTTTCTATTTTATATTTGAATGATAAATCTAGTATATTTTTTGTTCCTAAATAAGATACATCTAAAGTTTCGATAGGAAGCTTTTGATATTTTTCTGGACTAGCTACGCCAGCACAATTTAATACATAATCTATATTTTTAATATTATTGTCGTTTAATTCTTGTTCAAATGGTTTTGTGATATCTATTTTTATCGACTTATGCGTAATATTGTTATCGTTTACTACATGAGACTCTAAGCATATTACTTTTAGAGTATTATTTAAATATTTTTCATTTAAGAAATCAAAGATTTGAACGAACCATCTACCCAAGAAACCACCGCTTCCAGTAAGTAGGATTGTCTTATTTTTAAATTTAGATACGTCTTTCTTGCCTAAGTTATCTACTATATATTTTAAATCAGATTCTAAATTCATATATTTGATTTTTTCATTTTAATACTGATTCCTCTTTGTAGATTATATCTATTTATTTCAAAAAAGCCAAGCTTTTTATATAGATTATGCGCCCTTGTGTTCGATTCAAATACTTCAAGATACAAGTCTCTTCCTTCATATTCAATTTTAATTAAATCCATAAACATTTGGTAGGCTTCTTTAGCATGACCCTTTCCTCTGTATTTGGTATTTATATCAGCCCCAATATATAGCTCATTGTCTTCATTTATGCTTGTTCTAAAATATCCGATTTTTTCATTATTTAATTCTAATATATAAAAATTTGGATTCTTTGATCTGAACCACTCCAAGCTTTGCTCATAACTATAATAGGAATTATCATGAAGGAACTCTCTACATTCATTCCTCGTTTGATTGAAGAATGATACATCGGATTCTTGCATTTTTCTTAATCTAAACATTTGTTAAAATCCTTACTTCGTGCTTAACATGAAATTTTTTTGAATAATTAAAAACTTCCTCTCTGTCTAGACTGCCAACTTTTTCTATAGCATTCAATAGTTCATCTCCAGAGTTTATTCTTAAGCCTCCTGTGCCAACAATTTCTGGATTAGCTCCATTAAAATTAGTTATTACTGGTGTGCCTTTAGTCATAGCTTCTACGGTTGTTCGTCCATATGCTTCATTCATATTTGATAATTGCACTAGACATTTTGCATTTTTAAAAACCTTCTTGTGTTGATCTCCTCTTTTCAGCATACCTCCGTAGTATATATTTTTATTATCTTTAACCGAGTTTAAGACTAGTTCTTCTATTGGTGGATTTCCACATCCATAAATAACGAAGTTTTTTTCTTTAAAATAGTTGGCCAGTTCAATAAATATATTAAGTCCCTTAGCTTCCCATCCCCAACCAAAACTTCCTACCCATAGATAATAATCTTCTGGTTTTAAATTTAAATCATATTCTTGATCAGAAAATCCAGTATAACACCAAAATGAACATTTTTTATCGTCTTCTGATCTTACCCAAGTATTGTATTGGTTTTGTGAAATGAATCTATACTTTATATTGGGATTATAAATTAACTCTTTATTCTTATCTCCACTATCATGTCTAGTTGTTATTAATTTACAGTTTCCTAGATTTTGATCATTAAGAAGCTCTTGTTGTTGAGTTAAAACTAAGTCTGGTTTTTCTGAAGATACTATTTCATTTATTGCTTCTTCGTAAGTTTTATTATTTTTGATTTCATCTTCTTTTGGAAAGAAATCTGCTTCAATTATTTTAAATGGATAATGAATATCATTTTTGTATTTTCTTTTGGGGCAAATAATAAAAAAATCTTTATTTGCCTCATGCAATCCAACCGCTAAATTTTCAACGCAGGATTGAGTTCCACCATTCCCATAATGAGGGAAAATATTTTTTGTATCATTAGAAATTAAAGCTATCTTCATTATAAACCAAAAGTTTGTAGGATTGAATCTTTCCTACTGAGCTCTTCTTCTGAACAAGACTCTGCCTCTTGCATGCGAACTACTCCAACATTTGAAGTGTGCTGTGCTGTTTGTCTAAATTGCCATTGATCTGTATTGTAATCATGAGACGTTACCATAGCCATATTTTCATCTATAAATCTATATGGTTTATGCTTTACTTGACCATGACCAATAAAAATTGGCGTATCCATTGTAGATATATAAGTGTTTAAGTTTTGTGGAATTTTTGCAGCAAAAAATGGCCCAGATGGAGAGTAGTATCTTTTTATCTCAAAAGTATTAATATTTATAAAATACCCTTTGCTCATCATTACATATTCTATATCTGGATTATTGATGAAGGTTTCTTTGAATTTGATAATTGCATCATTTCTATACATATCATCTGAATCCATCCTTGCTATAATGTTATTTGTTGTATCAAGCTTATTTTCAATTAATGTATTTTTTAATAGAATCAATTTTTCATCATTTAGGGCGTTGAATAGACTAGATGTATAGTCATAGTTAATCTCGTCAATTTCTAGAATGTACTTGTAGTTTTTATCTAGCTGATTACAAACGCTTTTATATGTAAAATTCTTCCATATATTAAACCTATTGTCTATCCATGATTTTTCAATAACATGAGGATACATGGAGTTCCTACCTCTTACATTAAAGCAAGACCAAAAATAAAAGTTAAAATTACTCATATAATAGTATTATAATAGTTAGTTTCTTTGATTTTATCTATATTTAAATCTGGAAATGTATACCCTTCGACCTTTAAGAATTGCTCTATTTGGTCTTTGCCTAACTGCTCTATTTCCTTATAGTCTTTATTTTCTTTTGCCCAATCGGTACTATATTCTTTGCCGTTAGTTATAGCTGTTTTAATTTTCCTGTACTCTAGCCGTTTTTTACCTAGTTCATATTCAAATGAAGAATTATTGATTTTTGCCGCTTTTTTATATTTTGGAAATGAAAAATGTGATATATAGTATTCTTCATATATTGAATTCAAAGGAACAATTTGATTGCCAGACTTGGAGCAGAATAATGAATTTATTTTATTGAAGTCTAAGTCTAATACTTCATGTAATGAATTTTTATATTTAAAATCAATTTTATTGTTTATCAAGCAAATGTTTGGTTTGAACGGTTCATAATATATAAAACCATTAATTAAACAAGTTTTTTTAGGAGGTAGTTTAAAGCATGGCTTATCAAAGTCCCAAAACTCTATATACGGAAACATGATAAGATCGTATTCTTTCAGACTGTTTAAGTCGTTTCTTAATTTATTTATTAAATTAACTGATGGAAACTCATCAATATCTAGCATCCATAAGAAATTAGAGTTATGCTTTTTTGATTTTTCTATTAGAAAATTTCTAGCTTCTGAAAAGTTGCTATTCCATGGTATTTCAAAAAGCTCAATACCATTATGCTTCTTAATCTCTTCTATTGTTCCGTCTGTGGAGCCAGTATCTCCAATGATAATATTTGAAACAATCTCTGATTCTTGAAGTACTTTTATCCATTGAGATATTAATGCTATTTCATTTTTACAAATCGCTGCCACTGTGATCATATTATAAATCTTTTATAAACGTAGTTTCTACTTCAAAAAATTTAAACAAATCCCTTAATGTAATCTGGAGTCTAGAAAAATTAAAATCGGTCCATTTGTTTTGATTAGTTTCTCCATCTACATGAGAGTGCAGAATAAGGATTCCATTTGTTAAATTATTAAAATTTATTTGATGTTGAATATCATAGGTATTGGTTGAGTCTATAACCTTCGCTCGCTGTGAAATATTTTTATACATATCTATATGTAGGGGATGAGGATATAGGTAATCGAAATTCTCTGATATAGCCTTAAGAGACTCTGGATTAAATTCCCAGCCTGGCATTTTCCATCCATGAATAGTTTTTTTAAAAAACTTTAAAGACTCTTTTATATCTTTGCATCTCATTATCGCGTCATTATAATTCATCCTAGCAAACTCTTTGTAATCTTCGCCTTGGCTTGCGTTTTGAAAATCATGAAAAAAACCATGTCCCGCAACTTCAATAAATTCTAATTCGTCTATAAATTTGCACCAATCTGGAAAAAATTTTAAATCACTTATACCAGATAGATTTGCTGGAACAAATAGCGTACTCTTGATTCCGTATTCTTTATATATCTTATATAGTTTAGATAAGAAAGGATCATCTAAAGATGCGTTTACATTTTTAGGACTAATATCGTCAACAGATATTGCTAGTTTCAACTTGTTCATTCTACTACGCCCTCCCCAAAGAAATTGTATTCTAATTCTTTTTTTACTTCTTCTTTGTCTTTTTCTGACCAATCAAAATCAAAAACTTCTTTTCCGTATATTGGATAATTTTCCCAGTTAAAATTTTTAAATGCAAATGTATTGCTGTTGTCTCCAATTTCCCCTATGTATTTTAAATTATTTGTATATGTAGATACCTTGTATTGATTGACTAATAGCATTGATGAGTCTGTAGCTTTATCTTGGCTAGTTATATTCATGCCTTGACCTAATCCCTTTTTTCTCCAAAAATCTATTATTGGTTGATGAGGTCTATTTTTATAAATCGAAGGAAGCAGTTTATAGTATTCGTACAATGTAGGTTTTATTTTTTCGTATTTATTAGCCCACATACCCATAGCATATGTATGAGAGCATGCAATTAACTTTGATTTATTTTTATCTTGATTATCTAACGTGTTTAGATTATTGTTCCTTGTGGCTGCTCCAGCGAAGCAGTTTATCATTCCAACGTTTTGGTCGTCTTCCAGCTTGTCCATTAATCTATCAAGCATAGATAAGTAATATGGTTCTATAACTAAATCGTCCTCTATAAATATTGCTCTTGAGTGTTCTTCAAATACTACTTCTCTTGCTTTTTTTGTATTAAAGGCTATACCGATATTATCTTCTTCTTGAAATATCTCGCCATTAGGAAAACAATTATTAAATGACCACTTTACAGTATTTATATTAAATAGATCTTGTTGCGTTTTTGGTCCATCAATAAACAAATAAACTGGTCTATCATCTACTTGAGAAGCTATACTATTACATGTTTCGTAAAAGTAATTGGGTCTATTGAAAGCTATTAAGACTATAGGTGTTTTTTTCATTTAAATATGTTGATTATCTCTGTAAAATTCAATAAGTTTAAATCATTTATTTCTATATTTTTTTGATTTTTAATACTTAAATAAAGATCTTTATTTAAAGACGCAAAATCTAAAGACTCCCAAGTGTCTATAAGATAGACTGGAAACTTCTCAGCAATCTTACTCGATATGTAATTTTTTGTCAATACTGGAATAGCTCCACAATATAGCGCAAGCCATGTTCTATGACAATCTACTCCTGCTCCTGTTGGCGACAAACAAAAATAAGAATTTTGTAGATCTTTGATGAATTCTTCTCTTTTAAATAAATTAAATGTATTATTATAGATATTTTTAAATTTTAATATATTAGCTAAAAGCTTTCTTTCATTAAAAACATTGTAAGGTATACTTTCTTGAAAGTTTATCAAAAAATTAATGTTTCTTTGTTTATTTAAATATTTAGCTTTTTTGAGTATTGGATGTAAGCCTATCCTTGGACATTCAGTTCCTATTGGTATATAGGATATTTTTTCATGTTTTATAAAACAATTTTGAGCATACCAATGTACTATATTCTTACTATTTAAAACATCATTTATTGATATTCCTTGCCTATTTATAAAAGTTTCGCATATTAGGGAGTCACTTTTATGAGTTATCAAATTGCATCTAATATTATTTTTTTCAATAAAATGCAAAAATTCTGCTAAAAAATGAGGATTAACAAAAATATAGTCGTTATTATTATTATTCTTATAAACTACAAATTTATTATGTTCAAATAATTCCTTTGGTTGATCTTTAGGTACATATACTCCACCTTCAAATTTTAAATACCCTTCGTCAAAAACAAAAGATGCGTTTTCAGCAAAGTATTCGCCGCAAATATAATTCATGCTTTATCCCAAAGTTTCAAATTGTGTTTTTTTAGCTTCGTGGATCTTTGATCAAACTGCTCTAATGTCATTGCTGTTTCATGTTTTTTACCAGAAACAGTTTCCCAGTGCTTATTCCAAAAATTTTTATTCCTAATGATCCTTTTTTCAAAATCTAAAAACCCAAGATGAAAAACAAAAATAGCTTCTTCTTCAAGCCATTTAAAGTAATCTTCATCGTTTTCAAAATTTGCATATATCTTAGGTGTATTTACTAGATTTCCGAATTGGTCTAATAATTCACATGTATCGCTTTTTTCTCTATCAATTTTACCATTTTCTAATTTAGCGAAATTAACTGCTCCTCTGTGTAAATTTTCTTTATGTAAGTACCATTTAAAATTTTTATTTTTATTTGGGTCTGCTTGAATATATTCTAAACTTTTCCATATATCTATGCTTGGAATTAAGAATCCGTATATCATTGGGTATTCGTACATCATTTTTGCTGCCCGAATCCATCTGTCTTTATGTCTTGTTGGTATTCTTTCGTCTAAGTCTAATCCTATTTTATATATATTAGAAGTTTTTTGAAGAGCTGCATTCTTAATTTTACCATCAAGTAAAGGATCTGAATAATCAAAATCTGCAGAAACTATTTTTAAATTATTAAACTTTTTCTCTAGACTTTTGAATGCTTCAAAAGAATCATCTTCAGATTTATTTACTGCTATTACCACTTCCTCTGCAAAGTTACAAAAGTTTTCAACTGCTGATTCGTAGTCAAAAGAATTCTTGATTACATTAAATGCTGAACTATAAATACTAAACATTTTAAACTTCCAATTCCCAAGTCTTCTTGTCTTTTTGAATAGCTTCAAAATCATGCTTCAATACATGCCATCTATAAAAAGTTTTTAAAATTTCTTCTTGCTTAATCATTTGCACAAATTCTGGATCTTTTTTCCATTCATCTTTGGATAAGTATGTTTTTAATGATTCTATTGTAAAATCTAAGTTTAATTTTAAATTGCAATATAAACGAAATTTTTGTCTATTTGTTTCAGCTTGAATAAAGCCTTCTCTATCATTTTCTCTACCCATCAGTAAATGATTTGATCTTGGGTATACATAATAGTATTTTAGGAAGTGATCTATACAATTCCATATTGGTCTATTTCCTTCTCCATCTCTTAATCTCCAAGTATGCTCTTTATCTTTTTCGCTAAAGATATTTACGAGATCTATTTTGTTGTCTCTGCAGTTCATCAACCCCCAATGTGGTGATCCAGCAAAATACATATCGTCATAATATTCGAAAGCAAAACCTTTGCCATAATTAAAGACAGAAGAAATTCTATTCTTTTTAAAGTCTTGAACCATTGCTCTTAATCCTTTAAGCCAATTTTCATTAAATCTTTCTCTGCTGTCTCTAATAAAGAACCAATCACCAATCTTCATTGGTCCCTGTCTTAAGAATTCGTTCATTTGAAAGTCGTGATCATTTGTCCAATTCCTATGGATAATTTTACCATCTTTTTTTCTTGATTCTAGTAGTTCTTTTGTTCCATCTATTGATCCTCCATCAACAAAAATCAATCCATCAAAATGCTCGTAAATTGAAGTTAACTCTTTAATATTATCTAGATCATTATGAGTAACTCCGCAAAGATAAATTTTATTCATTATTAAAGTCTTTCATATCATAGGGTCTTTCCCAACATTTAAAAGTATCTTTGGAATGATTTACTGGTATTGCGCCATTTTCCCATTGATTATTTAGTATTTTATTCCATTCTTCATCAGTCAAATTAAAATTTGGCCATCCATCATATCTATCTCTTAATGGTTTGATTATCCATAATTGCTTTGTATCTGTGAAATGCATTGTTTCGCCCCCACAAGGAAACTGTCTATATGATATTTTTCCATTATTTCCAAAAAGTGGTGGGTCAATTGTTATAAACTCTAAGTCATTTTTAGCAATATAATCTTGTAAAGCTCTTTCTGTCCATTTTTGATTAGCATATGGTCCAGGTCCACCAATTGCATTTGGTATCTTATTATATGTATTTTTATTTATGAAATGGGCCCTTTCTGAGTATTTGCCATTTCCTTGGTTTCCAGCAAGATCAATATATAAATTCTTATCGTTTATTTTAGATATATATAAATCAATTT